GAAGTTTTGGAGATCTTTGTCTTACTATGTGGCTTTTTGCTTGTTGTATTGGTCTCCTAACTTGAGGTTCTAAATAATGATCGATCGTCCTCGTACCTATATGAGCCATTTCATAGTCTGTTTGATATCCTTTATTATTATATGCTTCGATACCTGATAAATTATTTACATTACCATATAACTTCCAATTTGGATATTCAGTGCCATTGGGACCCAAATATCCAGTTCCTGCCGTAGCAGGACAGGATAGATCGCCAGATGCATTCCAAAAACAGTTTTTGTATTCAGAAGCTAACATATATTAAATAGGTAGAAAATATTAAATTCTATTTTACTTATTAGTCATAGAAACAACAATCCAAAGTCCCAAAATTTAGCAACCTAATGATTTAGTTTGAGTGAGCTATAGCTGAAGAGTCATCTAGGTGTTCGGATGTTTTGGCTGATTTTGATGAATTTTGTCCATCTGTTTCAGAGTTTTGAAGATAGGCTAATGCCTCTAGAGCTTCTCCTGGTGTCAGTCTGTTTTTTGGCGAGAATGCTAGCAATCTATTAACTATAGTTTCTAGTCTTAGATCTGGAAACCATTGGTAATTCAAGGAAGGATAGTTATCATCTATTGCTGCTATTAATTCACTTATAGTAGTGATGTTTTGGGGATAAAAATCGTGACCGGCCATATAAGGATATATACACATTCCTACGCCATGAACATCGCTCATCTTTAAAAGTGACATGGCAGATTTAGCACGACTTGATATTTCACCTATAATTCTTTCTGGTGCCATAAATAAAGGGCTACCAATTCCTATACCCTCACAGGGTTCCATACAAGCTAGACCTAGATCAATAATCACTGCGTGATACACATTATCTTTTCTTATAATCATGACATTATCAGGTTTCAGATCTCGATGAACTTGGTCATGATTGTGTAGATGTTGAACACCTGCCAATAAATCATGTAAGATTGGAATGACTCGCTCTGAAGGTGGATAGGACCTATTTGGATTATAAATTATTTTTTGTCCATAATTCTGTTGCCAATCCTTAGGCCATTGAAGATCTATAAATTTGCTCATGGTAACACCATCTATATATTCAGTCACAATATACAAGTTTTTTCCACTTGTGAAATGATTCAAATAACAAATCACATTCGGATGACAATCATCTACTGTAATCTCATAAAGATATCTAATTTCATCCTCCATTTGCTTGATTTTTGTATCTGAGCCAGGTATACGAAGTTCTTTTATCGCGACGGAGTTCCCATTTTGTGTATCAATTGCTTTATAGACTGTTCCAAATGATCCTTTTCCTATTTCATCTATAATTTCATAATAATCACCATAATCTACATATCGTAACCATGTTTTAATAGTTCCTTTTAGCCTTGGACCTTTCTCCTGTCCTTTGTCCTTTCCTTTCTCCTGTCCTTTCTCCTGTCCTTTCTCCTGTCCTTTCTCCTGTCCCTTGTCCTTTCCCTTGTCCTTTCCTTTGTCCTGTCCTTTGTCCTGTCCTTTGTCCTTTCTCTCCTGTCCTTTGTCCTGTCCTTTCTCCTTTTTTTTGTCTGTCGATTCTGCTGACCTTTTTCGACTCCTTATAAGTGTAGATGTATAAGAGGACATTATCTAATTATATGTGAGATAGTTTTAAGAAAGTCATCAATGTATTGACAAATCCCTCTAAGATTTTTTACTCAATAATTCTTGATTTTTATAAGAATACTATTTAAGACCGCCAATACACAATGAAGTGTATGTAATATGCTACCAGATGCATTAACTCTATAAGTTGGTATCTCACAATTAACAGGATGTAGAATCCATTCCAATTGCAAATATAGCTCCGTAACTTGTAGTGCAGATAAACCCCTAGAACTTTTACCTTCAAAAAGCACTGGGAATCCTGAGGAATGTTTACTTATTTCTGTTGTCGAATATAAACGTTTGACACAAATGTCAGGCTGACAATCCAAAAAGATAACATAATCTGGTGTCCAATCAGCCAAAAGTATACCGTTATTTCCTTTTAAATCGCTGTTTTCAGTGGTATTTACGATTTCATTAGTACTTGAGGTATTTAGGATTTCTTTTTCTGCGTCTTTTAATTCAAATCTGATTGATGAAATATTGTTGTTATTGTTGTTGTTATTGTTGGTATCATTAGTTCTGTTTGATGTTTCAGAATTTTTGGAAACATTCAAAAGTTCCCATAACCTTCTTAATACATAAGGAGAACTTTCAATAAGCTTCATAGAAGTATCTCCTAGATTAACTACACTTGTATTATCCTTATTATGTTCACCCTCCATATAACAGTTATAGCCCATCCTCTGTAAAATTCTAAGAATCGTAGTCTTACCTGATCCTGGTACTCCTTCAATAGAAACTTTCATATATGTTTTTACTTTATGTAGTAAAAGAGGAAATCAAAAATGAATCAATTTACGCCTAGGATATGAGTTTAAAGTTAACGATTTAAGGTATTTAATATAATAGGAAATAAAACTCAAGTAGCTATGACTACTATTAAAAGGAAAGTACTTCCCATTTCTGCAAATGTGAATAAACCTGTTGTAAATACAAATAAACCTAATATGAAATCCACGTTAAAAAGTTCTACTCCAGACCAACAAAATCATCGACATCAACTAGGAAGTTCAAGTTCGGTGGCTAAACCACCATCAAAACTAGATAGCATATCTGTACATCTAGATAAATTATTGGATGTACCTCGATGGAGCGATAAAGAACTATCTTACTATAAAATGTTAAAAAGTAAGGTAGAGAAATATGAATACAAGATTAAATTAATGGAGCTTGATGAGGATACTAAGAAAATAAAAGCTAATATTTCAGAACAGGATTGGTTTAAGGATTCTAGTCATGCTAACATGATATATGCATATTTAGACGAGATGGAGATAGAACATTATAGTTATGATGAGCAAGCTATAGATACTTCAAATACCCAATTCATAGTGGAATCTAACTTAATTGTAAGATTCCCTAAATCTAAATTTCGTCTAATTGTCTACTTTTTTGTCGATCCTAACCAGAAAATTGAGGTACAAGGTTCGACAATGAAGCATATTAAAAGAACACAACAGAGTGTTACAAAGTTTTATGCTTATGTAGAGGATTATAACAAAATCAATAGATCCTATATAGCCTATTATGATAATGAGGATGTAATGGGCATGAATGAAACTATCAAATTACCTGAGCTCAGTCAGCTCTTACAAATAGTAAAAGTAGGTAGTCCAGTATCTAAGTTAGATCTACTCCGAATGTTTGTAGAGATCATCTTATTTTATGATGAAAGTGAAAAAATTAATAGGTGCTTTATTGGTGTTAACTATCCACTTACAATAGGACATTTTTTACGCGATTTCAGCTTTATGTCTCGTCAATCTGACGAATAGTGTTAAAGGTTTATAAGTCCTTATAAAAATTGAATTTATTTCTGCTTTGATTCACCTGATTATAAAGGGATAAAAAATAAAAGATGAGCTCTGATACGCAAGACACCACGTGTAAGCATTCTACGCAAGACACCAAGTGTAAGAATTCTACGCAAGACACCACGTGTAAGAATTCTACGCAAGACACCACGTGTAAGAATTCTACGCAAGACACCACATGTAAGAATTCTACGCAAGACACCACATGTAAGAATTCTACGCAAGACAAGAATTCTACGCAAGACAAGAATTCTACGCAAGACACCAAGTGTAAGAAGTCTAAAGAAAAGACAAAAACATCAAAGAAATCAGAATTTAACGAAACATTAAAGACTAAGATACCCTCTCTTAATCTTGCGAAAGTCGCTGGTCCAAATCATGCTTCTGATTCATCAAATTCACCATCCACCTCACCATCTAACTCTGAAGACAATGCCATTACTTCAAGTAATACAATTACTGATAGTTCACCAAGAGACCTACTAGGTAAAGCTGCATTAGCATTATCAGAAAATTCGCATCCTAGGTTGAGAAATAACTCAAATCTGGCAAATTCAGACATAATGAATGATTGCCAAACACCAAATACTGTTGATAGTAGATCGAGTACCGTTACTCCTCGTAATGATTATCAAAATTATCAAAAACTTCGAGAACCAGGACAATTATCTGCTCCACCCTCTCCACGTGAATTCTTCAATTGCATTTTTTGCGGTAGAAATGTATCTCCTAGAGCTGGTGCCCGTGTTGTAAAGAAACTCGATCTCATCCTTTCTTACAAACAAGAAAAGGAAAAAGATAAGGAAAGGGAAAAAGATAAGGATCTGGATAAGGAAAGGGAAAAAGATCTGGATAAGGAAAGGGAAAAAGATAAGGACAGGGACAAAGATAAGAAAAAGAAAGAAAGGGAGAAAGACAGATTGGCTCATATGGAGACAAATTCAGATCGTGTAATTTCTCTTACAAGTCTTTCTGAAGAAAAGGCAGTACCAGTCGAAACGAGTTGTGCTGAATGTAGTTTGAAAGTCAAGTCTTTTTGTAATTCTCCTCGTCGTTTCCAAAGAGAAAAAAGTTCCGATTTTTCCGGGTTTTCTTCCCCTTCGATGTCTCCTATCCATGGCAGATCACCCAGAGGTCCTCCTTCACCTATGTTACCCCAATATCGTTCAGAAATGAGTCTGACTACCCTTATGTCAGGATCACCCAATCTCATTACACGTTCACCTGCACGATTAATGGCTTTCGAAAAACGTACTTCCAATCCCATTGGCAGCATTAATCCAATAGGCTCCCGTAACAGTTTTGATGCTAATCGTAGACTTAGTGGCACTTCAGTGTTTTCATTATCTGAAAGTGCTAAGCTTTATCAAAACCTGCGAGGATCTGGTAATTCTTGTGCAACTATGTCAAGCGAAGCTAACAATTCGGGACACAATTCGAACACTAATACTACATTACCCAAGAAAGAGCTAGGGTTTACACCACCTAGACTAATGCAATCCAAATCTTTAAATAACTTTACTACACCTGTGGAGAACGTGAAAGATTAGTTGGTCATTCATTTTAAATAAGGTATTATGATACTTAGGTATATTATTTTTATCTTAATTAAAAGTAGATAACTCAATTACCTCCATGTATTATTCTGATTTAAACCACTTTACATCATATCCTATTCGTAATTTCGAAGAAAGAGTTAAGGTAAGAGCCTACTATATATGGTTAAATGGGTCTAAGCAAGGTGAAATAGCAGATTATTATGAAGCTCTAAAAATAGAGAACGATAGATCCTTTGTACCAAAACCATCCTTTGCATGCACAACCAGAACCTATTATCATGAACTATCTTAGAACCCGATCTTTTGCTCTAAAAAAAGAAGTTTTTCAGGTATTTAACTTACTAGGATGAACAAATTAAATTGAAAAAGCAATAAATGACATTTTGTATTATTAAGACATATAAAATGTTACGATTATTCAAATGCAATGGTAGGGTTCACTCATGCCTGTGGTCACCGCTTGAGCGTACTACATATGTTACCACACATATAGCTTCATATCATAACAGATTACCATGTAATGATAATGCTAAGGTTTTGCATAAAAATACCCCAGCTAATACTGATATAACACCAGTAAGCGTATCCAATGTCTTGTGCGTGGAGACCTCGGATCTGCCAGAAAATTTAGCTAATCCACAGAATTTAGCAGGCTCAGAGAGATTTTTTAATTTAAAGTGGACAGCGCAACAAGAAGAAAAATATAACACTCTAGCAACACTTCTACAAAATATACAAAATAAAATTTCAGCAATCACTAAAATTGCCGAGACTGAAGCTTCAAAAGCTATAGAAGATGCTAAGGCTGCTGCTGCTGCTAAGATAGCCGAAACTCGAAATGCAGAGATAAGTAGTGAAATGGCAAAGAGAATTGAGTGTGTAAATAATCGTAACTCTGAATATGGTTTTAATTTGATAGATTCGGAGTTTCATGTGAACAGAATGCGAAATACGTTATATAATGCATTTATTACTAATAAAAACATCAGATATGGGGATCCTACGATAAGATATGTATTAAACGATCAATTCGATGAACATGTGAAGAACAGAATTAAGCAAATCGAAAAACAAAAAACCGATTATTTAAACGAAATCGAAAGTTACCATAAAAAAATAGGCCAAGTCTTGCATAAAATAGATCAACTTGATGAAATCTTGGAAAGAAAAATACCAACATCACTGTCCAAAGCTACAGTAGATGATTTACCACTTTTAGATGCAGAATATCTGTCTCTTCACGAACAGTCAAAACAATAAAACATACCAACTACGTACATAAATTCCAACTACGTACATAAATTAGTAGGTGCATTTTTAGTCCTTCATCTACTTGTACATGCACAAAAATCAGGCATATATCGAACTGACAAAAATTTGATAATATAATCTATTTCAGCAACTTCTAGTTTAATAGTCAAGGAAAACTATGTTTCGCAGGTGTCGGGGTAAGTCCCAAAATTATGAACTAGATTTTTTAAGTTTAGAAGATCAAGGAGACGTACCAAATCATAATCTTTTTGTGGATAACCACAAAAAGATAGGTTCGACTTGCAAATTATATAAGATAATTGTGATGGTTCTACTAATAACACAACTGTTAACTATGGTAACAGTTGGGTATTTTGGTGCTGTTTTTTGGAAAGAGATAAATCCTATGATTCCTCCCATAAAAAGAATAGTAGATAAGACCAACGAATCTCTACCCACGATCCTCAATATCATTAACGAAACAGATAATAATTTACCAATAGTGATTAGGATTGTCAATGAAACAGATTCCACAATATCATTCGAATTTCTTGGAAGAATTATAAATGAAACAACATTATCTTTACCACAAATAAGACAAATCATTAATGAAACATATGATCAGTTACCCGAAATACGTGTAATATTAGACAGAT